GATGCTTTAATATCTACAGGTTATTTACCAGCTATTGGTTTACTTGAAACAGATTTAATAAATAACGCTTTTGGCCACGTAGTTATAACAGGTGAACTTTTAAATATAACAACTAGCCCTATAGATGGAGTAGTACCAACAACTGGAGATACTATATACTTAAAATCAGGAGGAGGTCTTACGCTTACTAAGCCAACAGGTGAAGGTAATGCAATACAAAACTTAGGTCTTGTTGGTAAAGTTTCTGGTGGAAATGCAGGATCAATAACAGTAGCTTCTATAATGAGGCAAAACGATGTACCTAACTTACCAACCGGTAGAATATGGGTTGGCGATGGAAATACAATAGTTTCAGACGTTGTTTACTTAGATGAGACTAACGAGCGGATGGGTATTAGAACAACTAGTCCTGGAGCAACACTAGAAGTTCAAGGTAAAAACTCAAACACTGAAGCTGCGCTTAAAGTTACTGATTCAGGTGATAGCTTTTTTGAAGTAGTGCCAGACAATAACACTACATTTAAACTAGGTGATATAGACGCCGTTGGTGATGAGCTAGTTATAGTAGGTAGTTATATTGATTTAAAATTTAATGCACTTGGAAGCACCACAATGACGTTAGATAACAATAACAGAGTTGGTATTGGAACAACGACTCCTTCTACAGACTTAGAGGTAAGCTCAACGGGTGTTAATGGTGTTGATATATCTCAGTCTGCCAGTAATGCTAGTCAAAGTGGAAGATTGTTTTTCACTACAAACACAGCATCTGAAGGATTTGCATTATTTAATTCAAACGGAACGTTTCAAGTAAATTCAGGAGGTATACCTAATAATACCTCTGGAACAAATAGAATAAGTATAATTGGAAGCTCAGGCAACGTTGGTATTGGAACAACTAGTCCAGCGAAGAAACTAACTATAGGAGGTATAGGAATAGGCAACACTGATGGTTTAAAAATAGAGGATCCTAGTAACACTGCTTATGGAGCTCACTTTTCTTTTGACGATGGAAGCACAACTGTTGAAATAGGTGGTGTTACAAATAACACGCTAAATGATTGTATATCTATAGCTAGAGATGCTACTAGAACAATTACAATAGACACAAGTGAGAGAGTTGGTATTGGAACGACTAGCCCTAGCAAGAAACTTGATGTTAATGGAAGCTTAGGGTGTACTAGTTTTGAAATGGGTAATCTTAAGATGTTTACTGCTTTTGGTGGTATATTTATAAATGGCACAACTAGTGGTAATACTATATTTTATGGAGCTCCAGCAAGTTTTACTCAAAATTTACAAGTCAATGGCACTGTAACGTGTGTTAACCTTGTGCAGACATCGCAGACAGATAAAAAGAAAGACATATCTAACATTGATAAAAGCAAAGCTAAAACAATCCAGTTTAAAGAATATAAATATAAAGAAGGAGATGGTGATAGAAAAAGATATGGTGTATTAGTAGAGGATTTAGAAAATGATTACCCTGAGCTAGTGCACGTAGGAGCTGATGGAGTAAAGGGTATTAACTATATTGACTTACTAGTAAAACGTGTAGCTGAACTAGAAAAAGAGCTTGAAGATATATCTTTAACACCTGGACCTAAAGGTGACACAGGCGCTACAGGTGTGCAAGGTGCGCAAGGACCAAAAGGAGACACAGGAGCAACAGGCCCACAGGGTGCAACTGGTGCAGCTGGAGCTAATGGTTCTAATGGAAAAAACGGATCTGATGGCAACAGCCATTTAAGTAATGTAACTAGCATAGCGTTTAACCCTAAGGCTAACAGATTAGAAGTAAATATAGGTGGAACGGTATACAACTTTGTACCATCAAAATAAATTGTATCTTTGCATTAAAAAATTATGATAACTTACGATTGGAATTGCAAAACAGTAGACGTTTATCCTGTAAATGGAGATAACTCGGACGTAGTGTATAATGTACACTGGATAGCAAAAGGAACTACAGAACAAGAAGGTGTAACTTATTCATCTACAAGCATTGGCACTCAGGTATTGGATATTAGTGATATCACTAACTTCATTCCATTTGAGGACTTGACAAACGATGAAGTTGTGGGTTGGACTAAGATAGCTATTGGTGAGGAACAAGTTTCTTCTATAGAGGAGTCTATTGCTCATCAAATACAAGCTAAAATAACACCTACATCTATCACGTTGACAATTGAAAATTAATTTGTATATTTGCATAAAATAATAAATTCAAATTAAATGTCAAAAAAAATTACAGAGCAAGAACTGGAGAAGCTTCAGAATCTTGTACAAGGATTAAACAAAATTGTTACTGACTTAGGTCTTTTAGAGACTCAGAAACATTCAATTTTACATTCATTCAGCGATGCAGATGCCAAGCTAAATGAGTTTAAGCTTGAATTAAATGAGGCTTATGGAGATGCAAGCATTAACATCTCAACAGGTGAAATAGATGACAAAGATCAAGAATTACGAGCTAGACTCGACGATTAACGATGACGATAAAGTAATTGGTACTGACGGCTTGCCAGGTCCAAATTTTGGTAGGACTAAAAATTATTCAATTGGTTCGTTAGTAACTTACATAGAAAATCAATTAGACCCTGTTGATGGGTCTGGAACACTAAATACAATTCCTATCTGGACTCCAGATGGGGATACTTTAGGTGATTCTATAATGACCTATGACACTGGAACTATTACGGTTGCTGGTGGCTTAGGTATTACAGGGGCTTTACTAGATGGCACTAGTGCATCAGGTACAGCTAATCAGCTATTAACGTCAACGGGAACTCAGACATCTTGGCAAGACTTCTCAACGCTTGTACCAAATAACATCACAGGATCTGGTACGTTAAACACAATAGCAATGTTTACGCCCGACGGAACAGCTATAGGTGATTCCTTAATTACTCAAAATGCTGCAGGAACACGTATTGATATTACCGTAAATTCTACCGCAATAAGCGGCAATGTGGGAATTGTTGGTAACCTAGATCTTACAGGGGTCGCTACATTTGAGAATGACATCTCAGTAGGCGAAGGATTAAAAGATGCATCTGACAGCTACGGTACAGCTAATCAGTTATTAACGTCAACTGGAACTCAGACATCTTGGCAAGATTTTTCAACGCTTGTACCAAACAATATTACAGGATCTGGTACGGTAGAATATATACCTAAGTTTACACCAGATGGTACAGCTATAGGTAATTCTATAATGTTCACAAAACCAAATGGAATAGAACTACAAGTAGGTGTTTCAGGAGGAACAGAAACAGTACTAGGAGCCGGATCTATTTCTACAGGAAGTTTAAGTGTTACTAATATATCAGCTAGCGAGGGGGGTGAAGTTACTTTTAGCGGCAATGTCGTTATTGGGGATGGACTTGGTCTTCCTGATTATTTAACTATAAGTTCTTCTGTGCAAGACTCAAATGCTGCGATTGGAACCGAAGGACAAATACTTGTAGCTAATTCTAGCTCAAGATTGATATGGCAAGACCAAGATGGTTATACTACATACTCTGTATCTTCTCAGCAAGCAGCATCAGATGTGGAAATTGTTTTAACAGGAAGTGATGTAACTGAATCAGAAGTAACGCTTGTAGCTGGTAACAGTATAACGCTTACAGACGATGGTAGCAATAATATTACAATCGCTGCAACAGGTGGAGCTGCTAATACAACATATTCATTAAATAATACTCAGGCAGCTACATATACTGATTTACAATTAGTTGGATCTGATGCTACCACAACTAGCTATAGATTTGAAGCTGGAACAGGGGTTACATTTGATCAAGATCCAGGAGTTGCAACTACTATTGAATTTGACATATCAAGCTCAGGCGCTGTAGGTGGATCTGGAACGCTTAACACGGTTCCGCTTTGGACGCCAGATGGGGATACTTTAGGAGATTCATCTTTAACTGTTAATGCTGATGGAGGTGTTACGATAATGACCGATGACGCAACAGATGAATTAACTTTATATGGAAGCGATTCAACTCTTGTTATAGAATCTCTTGTATTTGGAGATGCTACTATTAAGTTTAAGCCTAATGCAAGTAGTAGTAGCTTAGGTGTATTTAATATAACAGACCCTGTGCCAGCAACTCCTTCTGCAAAATTTGTATGGACAAAAAGCGCTAGCGAATACATGCGTCTTGACACAGTTACTGGGGCCCTAGGTATTGGAACAACAAATCCATCACATAAAGTGACGGTTGAAGGTCAGGCTGGATTTAAAGCAACAGATGGTGGTAATACTTACTTCAATATTAATAAAGACAATTTTAGTGGTGTAACTTTCATTGGAACTGGCATAAACGGAGCCTCTTTATACATAGGAGCTCCAGTACCGAATTACTCACAACAGTTACAGGTATTAGGGACTGGTAAATTTAGAGACGGTATAAAAGATATATCTGATAGCGTAGGTACTTCAGGTCAAATATTAACATCTACTGGTACACAGGTTCAATGGGTAGATCTATCTGGATTAATACCAAACAACGTAACAGGGACTGGTACTGAAAACTTCGGTGTTCTATGGGGAGCAGGTGGAACAGTACTAACAGACTCATTGCTTAAGCACGGAACAGGTGTAAATAGTGTGGGTATAGGATTAAATAACGATACACAGGGATTAGAGTCAATTGCGTTTACTAGATCAACATCTAAGGCAGATTATTCTTTCGCTCTTGGATACGAAAGCGTAACTGACGGAGAGTTCTCTGTAACATTAGGTAAAGGTACTTACACAGCTGGTAGACACGCTATGGCTGCTAACTATAAGTCATTAGCCTTGGGTCAGAGCTCATTTGCAGGTGGACACACTAGTGCTACTGGTGGTGACGGAGCGGTTGCTTTAGGTCACAATGCATCGGCTGGAAACTTTGGGGCTGCTAAGCTAGTGGCAACATTCCCTAACGACCAAACTACGTTTGATATAGAGGGGATTGTAGGAACAGTTGAGGCTGGACTATTCATGAGATATGGAGAGAACCTTGATGTTCCAGACCCTAGAATTGAGGTATTAACATTTACTGATAACGGAAATAACTCAGCAACTTTAACTGTAGCTGCGCCAGGTATACGACCAATTCAGGGTGAATTAGTAGTATTTGAAGAGGCAACACCTTTCAGAGGAGATCACCAAGGTGGTGTAGCTCTAGGTAACGATGCTTACTCTTTAGGAGAAGGAACGGTATCTATAGGTCATACTTCTGTAGCAGAGGCTGATAAGGCTGTAGCTTTAGGAGATGCCGCTAGATCATCTGGGGCAAGTTCTGTAGCTATAGGTAAGAACGCAACGGTAACATCCGCAGATACAATAGCCTTAGGTGGCGATTCAACTAAAATTTTAATGAATGCATTAGCCGCTTCATCATCTTACGCAGATGATACAGCAGCAGCAGCCGGAGGCGTCGCCATAGGTGAGCTTTACAGAAACGGAAATATAGTGCAGATAAGATTAACTTAATGGAAATAAGAAAGATTTCTCTTGGTGCGGACTATAAATCAAGTGCAATGCATTACATAGTCGGCCAAGAGGTTTTAAATAAGGAATATATTATACATTTAATCCAGTATGATTCTGACAAGGATTCATATAAGATTTGGATAGAAAGAAAAGATGAGGTTATTCTCTGGAAAGAGTTCAACAAGAATATGCCTGCTTCAATTGAATATAATATTAATTTTTAGCATGACTAAAGATGAAATGATTACAGCTCTAGAAACTCTTAGAGCAAAGAAGTCAGCTACTGATGATTTTATTGAGCAAATGGAAATTGCCGATGAGATTCATAATATTGAAATGAAATTAAATGGAGTTAAGCCAACAGATTCTAGTATAGATTGTATTGGTTGCGGCTCGTAAATTAAATAAATGAAATCACCCTTTAACTTTATTGTACGCCCGTACAATGGTAGAAGGTATGACAACGTAAAAGAGATTGGTGGTATTGACTTTATAACCAGCACGTCTCAGGAGGATCATACCGTATCTAATAGATATGCCGAAGTAGTAGAGACGCCTATAGGATATGATGGCGAAATACAGCCTGGAGATACTATTATAGTACACCACAATGTTTTCAAATATTATAATGACATGAAGGGTCGTCAAAAGAGCGGTAAGAGCTTCTTTAAGGATGATCTATTTCTTGTTGATGACTACCAGTATTTCTTGTATAAACATAATGATGAGTGGAAGGCTGAGGATAAATTTTGCTTTGTCAAGCCTGTTCCTAAGGAAGATTTCTACTTACACGTACCTGGAGTTGAACAACCGCTTGTTGGTGTTATAAAATATACAAATAATAAATTATTATCTTTAGGTGTAAACGAAGGGGATTTAGTATCTTTTAAACCTGATAGTGAGTACGAATTTGATATTGAAGGAGAGAAACTATATAGGGTATTTACTAGCAGTATAACAATGAAGTTATGAATGTATCTATATATGAAAATGTAATAAAAGACATAGATGGTTATGTTTTTGACATAATAGATAACGGCTTTGAAGATATTCAAGTTGGAGACGATCTATTTAAAAATGTTAGCCAGAGAGGTTTAGATGAACTAGTTGATTTTCTTTCAACTAAGCACAGGGATTACTACCCTGTATTGAACTTTGTTAGAAAATCTCCATTGAATCAGGAAGAGCCTAACTTTATTCACACAGATGAGATGATGGGTGATTTAACCGCTGTATTATATTTGAATAAAACGTATCCAAGTGGATACGGAACAACAATATACGATAAAGATAACAATGAGGTTTTGATATGTAAAGCAAAGTACAATTCTCTTATCATATTTCCTTCACATGTAAAGCATTCTAGAAATTCTATACATAACTTTGGTACGGGGAATGATGCAAGATTAATACAGGTTTGTTTTTTAAAAAAGATCATATGAATTCAAAGGAAACTAAGTTAAGAATAATTCAGGCAGGCCACAAGGCTGTTGAACAGTTAATAAAGGTAGCTGAGGAACATATAATAAAATATGGAGAGGATGATGAACTAGCGGCTGACAAGTTAAAGAACGCAGCGGCAACTAAAAAGCTTGCTATATTTGATGCATTTGAGATACTATCTAGAATTGAGGCTGAGAAATCTTTAATAGATGAATCTGAGACACCAACTAAAAACATGAATAGTTTTGCAGAAAGAAGAGCTAAATAAGGACTTATATAAGGTAGTTGACATTATACCTTCAGCTGTGTTGAAGCGAAAGAACAAGGCTAAGACTTTTGAGTATGGTTACAACGAAAAGTATGATGTTGTGGTTATATCTAGGGATGGAACTGTTGGGGAGGTTATAAGTATAAACAATATAAATATAGGTCTACCTTCAGAACCTTCTGATGTTTATAAGAGATCCTCAAAGAAAGAAGATCAATACTGGGAGATTTATGAATATCCCAACCAGTTAAATAAGATAAAATCTATATTTCAGTGGAATGAATCTCCTAAGGATTTTAAATCAAAGTGGGTAGACTATATAGAGTCTGAGTTTGATCGTCGTGAGAACGGTTATTGGTTCTACAATAATGGAACACCTACATACATTACAGGTACCCATTATATGTACCTTCAATGGACAAAAATAGATGTAGGTAACGCAGATTTTCGTGAGGCTAACCGTATATTTTTTATATACTGGGAGGCGTGCAAGGCTGATAATAGGAGCTTTGGAATGGTTTATTTAAAGATTAGACGTTCAGGGTTTTCTTACATGGGCTCTTCAGAGGGTGTCAATACAGGGACACTTGCAAAAGATGCGAGGGTTGGAATACTATCTAAAACAGGAGCAGATGCTAAAAAAATGTTTACTGATAAAGTTGTTCCTATATCTAGTAATTATCCATTCTTTTTTAAGCCAGTGCAGGATGGTATGGATAAACCAAAGACTGAATTAGCATATCGTGTACCAGCATCAAAGATCTCTAAGAAGAACATGTATGACATTGATGACTCTGGATTAACGGGACTTGATACAACTATTGACTGGAAAAATACAGACGATAACAGTTATGATGGAGAGAAGCTATTATTACTCGTGCATGATGAGAGTGGTAAATGGGTTAAGCCAAATAACATACTAAATAACTGGCGTGTAACAAAAACTTGTTTACGTTTGGGTAGTAAGATAATTGGTAAGTGTTTAATGGGGTCAACCTCAAACGCACTAGATAAAGGTGGGGATAACTTCAAGAAACTATATAACGACTCAAACCCATCAGATAGAAACTCAAATGGTCAAACTAAAAGCGGTATGTATTCACTTTTCATCCCTATGGAGTGGAATATGGAAGGGTTTATAGATAGGTATGGAATGCCTGTTTTTTATAAGCCATCAAAACCTGTCATGAGTGTCGACGGTTCTATGATAAATAATGGTGCTATTGATTATTGGAAGGCAGAGGTAGACTCTCTAAAAGGAGATCCAGACGCATTAAACGAGTTCTACAGACAATTTCCAAGGACAGAGTCTCATGCGTTTAGAGATGAGAGCAAGGCGTCTATATTTAATTTAACTAAGATATACCAGCAGATAGATTATAACGATAACTTAATAAAAGACAGAGTATTAACTAGGGGTTATTTTCATTGGGAGAATGGAAAAAGAGATACTAAAGTTATATGGACACCAGATCCGAAGGGGAGGTTCTTAGTTTCTTGGTTGCCTAATAGTATTCTACAAAACAGAATGGACGTTTCTAATGGTTTAAAAAAGCCTGGGAACGCTCATTTGGGGTCTTTTGGGTGTGACTCTTATGATATATCTGGTACAGTAGGTGGTGGTGGGTCTAACGGAGCGCTTCATGGTCTAACTAAGTTTCACATGGACGATGCTCCTGTTAATGAGTTCTTCTTAGAGTATGTTGCTAGACCTCAGACCGCTGAGATATTTTTTGAGGATGTACTTATGGCTTGCATATTTTATGGAATGCCTATACTTGCGGAGAATAACAAGCCTAGGCTTCTTTATCACTTCAAGAATAGGGGGTACAGACATTACTCATTAAACAGGCCAGATAAACCTACTAGGAAGCTCTCAGGCTCCGAAAGAGAGCTAGGTGGCATACCTAACTCATCTGAGGCTGTTAAACAGGCTCACGCAGCCGCTATTGAGACTTTTATAGAAAAATATGTAGGACTTGATATTGATGGCACATATAGATCCCCTGATGAGATGGGTACAATGTACTTTAGTAAGACACTTCAGGATTGGGCTAGGTTTGATATAAACAATAGGACTAAATTTGATGCCTCAATAAGCTCAGGATTAGCTATAATGGCTAACCAGCAGCACCTATATAAAAACGTTAAAAAAGAGTCCAAAATAAGCATTAACTTTGCAAGATATAATAATAACGGAATATCTAGTAAATTAATTAGATGAAAGAGATAAATATATCTATTAACCCATCTTCTTTTCCAAGTCAATATGTTCCTGATTCTATAAAGAAAACCAATGAATTTGGTCTTAAAATAGGTCAGGCGATTCAGTATGAATGGTTCAGAAAAGACAATGGAGGTTCTAAGTTTTACGATCAATGGGATTCTTTCCATAAATTAAGGCTTTACGCAAGGGCAGAGCAATCTGTTGGAAAATATAAGAATGAATTATCAATAGATGGTGATTTGTCACATTTAAACTTAGACTGGACACCTGTGCCTATTATACCTAAGTTTATAGATATAGTAGTTAATGGAATGTCTGATAGATTATTCGATGTAAAGGCATACGCACAAGATGCATTATCTGCTGATAACAGGAATAAGTACCAAGAAGACCTTGAGGCTGATATGGTTTCAAAGGATTTATTAAGTCAAATAAAGGAGGATTTTAATGTTGATGCATTCAATACTAATCCTGACGATTTACCAGAGAATGATGACGAGCTTTCATTGCATATGCAGTTGAACTATAAGTCATCAATAGAGTTAGCTCAAGAGGCAGTAATAAATACTGTTTTATCTGAGAATAATTATGAAGATACACGGAAAAGAGTAATATACGATTTAACAACCTTAGGGATTGGAATTGTTAAGCATGAATTCTTGCCAGGCGCTGGTGTTGTTGCTAAGTATGTAGACCCTGCTAATGTGGTATATAGCTACACAGAAGATCCAAACTTTAAGGATTGCTTCTACTGGGGTGAGGTGAAAACAGTGCCTATAAATGAGGTACTTAAAATAGACCCAGACTTAACGAAAGATGACCTAGAGAAGATTTCTCAATCAAGCTCACAGTGGCACGACCACTTTAATGCTACTCAGTTTTATAACAATTCGTTATTTAACAATGACACGGTTACATTACTCTACTATAACTACAAGACCACCAAGAAATTTGTTTATAAGCAGAAGGGTGAGAAGGTAATACAGAAAGATGATGAGTTTAATCCTCCATCAGAAATGATGGAAGAGAGAGGATTTCAGAAAGTAGAAAAAAATATAGATGTTTGGTATGAGGGTGTTATGGTCATGGGGACAAATATAATACTTAAGTGGGATATGTCTGAGAACATGGTGAGACCTAAGTCTGCCTCTCAACATGCTACACCAAATTATATCGCATGTGCCCCTAGAATGTATAAAGGTAAGATAGAATCTACATTAAGACGTATGATTCCATTTGCTGATCTTATACAGATGACACACATGAAACTTCAACAAGTTATACAAAGGGTTGTACCTGATGGTGTGTTTATAGATGCCGATGGTCTTAATGAAGTTGATCTAGGTAATGGATCTGCTTATAACCCAGAGGACGCACTAAGGTTGTACTTCCAAACGGGTAGTGTAATAGGGAGAAGTTTTACTGGAGATGGAGACTTTAACAATGCAAGGGTTCCTATTCAGGAGTTAGCTAAAAACTCAGCTCAAGGTAAAATAGCTAGTTTAATAGGTAGTTATAATCATTACCTGCAAATGCTTAGGGATGTCACGGGATTAAATGAAGCCAGAGATGGCTCTATGCCAGATCCAAACTCATTGGTCGGGTTACAGAAAATGGCAGCATTAAATAGTAATACAGCAACAAGACACATATTAGACGCTAGTTTAGATGTGAGTAGAGATTTAGCTGTAGCATTGACGTCTAGAATATCTGATGCTTTAGAGTACTACCCCTACAAAGATGAGTTTGTTATGCAGATTGGTAAGTATAACGTAGATTTACTTAACGATATAAAGGATTTGCATATATATGACTTTGGTATATTTATAGAAATGGCTCCAGATGAAGAAGAGAAACAGAAGCTAGAGGCAAACATACAGGTTGCGCTATCTAGGGACTCTATTGATCTTGATGACGCTATTGATATAAGAGAGGTTAGGGATACTAAGCTAGCTAATCAATTACTTAAGGTTAAGCGAAAGAGAAAAGAAAAACAGAGGCAAGATTATGAGATGCAGAAAATGCAGTCTCAACAACAGGCTCAGATGCAGTCACAACAAATGGCGGCACAATCAGCGGCACAAAAGCTTCAGATGGAGACTCAATCAGAGATGCAGATTGCGCAAGCAAAGGCAGGATTTGATATTGAGAGAATGCGTGGAGAGGCTCAAATAAAGTCCGAGTTAATGAAGCTTGAGTTTGACTTGAACATGCAATTAAAAGGTGTTGAAGTTAAAGCATTAAGTGACAGAGAGGATATTAAGGAGAAATCTAAAGCTGATAGAATAAGTAAACAAAACACACAGCAATCTAAATTAATAGAACAAAGACAGAAGGATTTACCTCCAATAAACTTTGAATCAAATGAGGATACGCTGGATGGTTTTGACCTAGCGGAGTTTGAACCTCGCTAATAAATTAAATTAAATAATGCGTATTTTTGCGTCATAAATTAAATCAAATATGGAATTAAAAGTAAAAGCGGTCCCCGGACCAGATGAAAAGTCTGTACAAGAAGTTGAAGAAACTTTATTAGAACAGCACGAAGAGACTATTACAGATGTTGAAGAACAAGCTGTAGAAGAAGAAGTTACTGCTGACGAAGAGGTTGTCAGTGAAGCCGAAGAATTTGGCGAAGAGGACGTTCTTTCATTTATTAAGAGTAAATATAACAAAGACATTACATCTGTTGACGATTTGTTTTCTAATGAAACACAGGAGTTACCAGAGGATGTGTCTGCGTTCTTAAATTATAAAAAAGAAACTGGACGAGGTATTAGTGATTTTATGAAGCTACAGGCTGATTTTGATCAAATGAAACCAGACCAGTTATTGCGTGATTATTATGCTTCAACAGAGGAGGATCTTGATTCAGAAGATATTGAATATCTTATGAGTGAGAAGTTTTCTTATGATGATGAGCTAGATGATGAATCAGAGGTTAAGCAGAAGAAGATCGCAAAAAAAAGAGAACTTGCTAAGGCAAAGAAATATTTTAACGAATTGAAGGAGACGTACAAGGTTCCGGTTGAGTCAACTGGTGTTCCTGTCAATGATGATGAGTTAGAGTCTTACAACGCTTACAAGGAGTATATATCACAATCGCAAAATGTTCAAGAGGAGAATCAAAAGCGCTCTGAGTATTTTCAGAAAAAAACAGAAGAATTGTTCAACGATGAATTCAAAGGTTTTGAATTTAAAGTCGGAGACCAAAAGATGAGTTTTAGTCCTGGAGATACAGTCGAAGTGAAGAAAGTTCAGTCTGACGTAAACAACTTTATATCTAGATACCTAGATGACCAAGGTGTTATCAAAGACGCAGCAGGATATCACAAGGCATTATCAGCAGCGATGAACCCTGATAAGTTGGCTGAGTTTTTCTATGAGAAAGGCAAGGCTGATGCTGTTGGAGATGTTTCGAGACAATCAAAAAATATAAACATGGATGTCAGACAAACACCTCAACAACTAAAAGATAACTCAGGATTCAAGATTCGAGCCGTAGATCAAGACAGTGGGCGTGGTTTAAAAATTAAAAAACGTTAAACATTAAAAAAAACAAAAATTATGGCACTTACAGTGAACCCAACTCCTGGATTTAGCTTACAACCGACTCCGTCGCAAGTAGCAACTCCTGGATCTTACATTGCAGATTTTGACTTTTTAAGTCAATATCTACCTGATACGCACGAAGCAGAATTCGAGCGTTACGGAAACCGATCAGTCTCTTCTTTCTTACGTTTAGTAGGAGCTGAGATGCCTTCTAACTCTGACTTAATTAAGTGGTCTGAGCAAGGAAGATTACACATTAAATATACAAACGTAACAAGCGCTGGCGCTGCAACAGATGACACAGCTATCTTTACTATTGCTGATGCTGGAATTACAGCTGCTGCTGTTAGAGTAGGACAAACAGTTATGATCTCTGATAATACTGCTGCTTCTACATTAAACAACAAAGGTATTGTAACTGCGGTTAGCGGACTTACTTTTACTGTTGCTTTTTACGAGGCAGGTGGTCAAGAGAACTACGCAGGATCAGTTACTGTATTCATTTACGGTTCTGAATTCAAGAAAGGATCTAACGGCATGGATGGTGCTTTAGAAGCTGAGAGCGAAATTTTCGAGAACTCTCCAATCATCATCAAAGATAAGTACACTGTATCTGGATCAGATATGGCACAAATCGGATGGGTTGAAGTAACAACTGAGAATGGAGCAAGCGGATACTTATGGTACTTAAAGTCTGAGCACGAAACTCGTCTACGTTTTGAAGATTACTTAGAGACAGCTATGATTGAAGCAGTACCTGCTGAGGCTGGTTCTGGAGCGATTGCTGCTACTGGAGATTTAGGAAACAAAGGATCTGAAGGTCTTTTATATGTACTAGAAAACAGAGGAAACGTTGCCGCTGGAGCTTTAGCTGATTTAACTGAATGGGACGCAGTTGTTGCTCGTTTAGATAAGCAAGGTGCTATCGAAGAGAATGTATTATTTGTTGATAGAACTTTCTCTTTTGAGATTGACAATATGTTAGCTGAACAAAACAACTTTGGTTCTTCAGGAGCTTCTTTTGGTTTGTTTGACAACGATACAGACATGGCTCTAAACTTAGGTTTCTCTGGTTTCCGTAGAGGATATGACTTCTATAAGTCTGACTGGAAATACTTAAACGATGCTACTATGCGTGGTGGAATTGTAGGTGGAGCTATCAATGGTGTATTAGTTCCTGCTGGATCTACTTCAGTATATGATCAAGTTTTAGGTAAAAACGCTAAGAGACCATTCTTACACGTACGTTACCGAGCTTCTGAAGCTGAAGATCGTAAGATGAAATCATGGGTTGTTGGTTCAGCTGGTGGTGCATCAAATAGCGATAAAGATGCTATGGAAGTACACTTCTTATCTGAGAGAGCTCTTTGTACTTTAGGTGCAAATAACTTCTTCTTATTTAAGTAGGATTAAACAATAAGGAGGGACCGCAATAAGCGGTCTCTCTTTTTTATAAACTTTAAATTAAATTAAAATGAAAAAACAAGCAGTCCTTAAGGACAGAACTTACCGATTACTAGGGGTAACCGCTCCATTAAGTTATTCACTTAACACAAGAAATTCAAGAAGAAAACCATTGCTACACTTTGACGGACAGTCAAATAGAGCACTAAGGTATGCTTCAAACCAACAAACCCCATTTGAAGATAATCAGGATGGCAATGCTATTTTAGAGCCTGTTGTATTTGAGAGAGGTATGTTGAATGTATCAAGAACAAATCCAGTACTACAGGAATTCTTGTCACTACACCCAGGGAATGGAACAATATTCGTAGAGGTTGATGGAGAGAAAGATGCTAACGTACAAGTTGAAGATTTAGATTATCAATTAGAGGCGCAAATTCAGGCCCGTGATTTAGGTATCGAAATGCTAGAAACAATTGGGCGAGTGGTATTATCTCTAAACATAGATAAGATGTCTACAGCTGAGTTAAAGAGAGACGTTAGGCTATACGCTAAGAACGATCCTCAAGACTTCTTAGATACACTTAATGATCCTATGCTTAAGATGCAAAACTTAGCATCTAAGTTAGTTGATCAAAAAATATTAATATTAAAAAACAGTGGCAAAGACATCTACTTCAATATTAAAGGAAACAAAACGAAGCTGATAAGTATTCCGTTCGGACAGAACGCTATTTATACATTAGCTACATTCTTCCAAACAGATGACGGTATTGAGGTCATGACAATGCTAGAAAATAAGTTAGAAGACTAACACAATCAATAAGCCCTCTATTATCAGAGGGTTTATTTTTTTTTAAGTATCTTTGCGTAAATTATTACAAGATGATAAACAGCGTAAGAAACACTGTACTTGCGGTTGCTAATAAACAAAATTTCGGGTATATCACACCAGCAGATTTTAACTTATATGCAAAGCAGGCACAACTAGACTTGTTTGAGGATTACTTTTACAGTTACTCTCAACAGTTATATAAACAAAATGCAAGACGTTCAGGAAGTGGTTATGCAGATATAGTAAAAGGACTAGAGGAAGTTATAGATTCATTCTCAGTTATAAGCACTCCATCTTCTGCAAGCGCACCACTATACCCATTACCGGCAGATTATTACTTAATAAACTCGGTTAGATATGGAACTAGAGAGGTTGAGCGTGTGTCAAACAATAAGATAATACAGCTCTCATCTTCAAATTTAACAGCTCCTAATGCAACATTTCCAGCATATGTATTAAATGGGAATGATATAACGGTATATCCAGATACAATATTAACAGGGATCACATTACAATATATAAGAAAACCTTTAGATCCTAAGTGGACCTATGCTACTCTTTCTGGTGGTGAACCAGTTTTCGATCAGGGTAGTTCTGATTATCAAGATTTTGAGTTACCAGAATCTGATGAGCCATCTTTGGTTGCTAAGATACTTCAGTATGCCGGTATATCTATAAGAGAGAAAGATGTTTACCAATTTGGCGTAAACGAGGAGACCATAGAACAACAAACACAACAGTAAGACATGGCATATATAACAGGATATCAGTACTACGAGAACTCAGGTAATAACTGGGAAGAAGACAATTGGGGTAGTTACCAATACGTTAACTTAATTGACATTGTAAACAACTTCATGCTAATGTATGTTGGGAATGATAAATTAATAAACAACGTTGAGCGATATAACGTATTATTTCACGCCAAGCGTGGTTTACAGGAGTTGAACTACGATGCAATGAAAGAAACAAAGATCGTTGAGCTTACAGTTTGCGATAACTTAAGAATAGTTTTACCACCAGATTTTGTAAACTGGGTTAGAATATCTCTATACAAGGATGGTATATTAAGTCCTCTTTCTGAGAACATACAAACAAATTTCGCCAAAAGTTACCTACAAGACAACGACTGTCGTGTTCTTTTTGATGAGGATGGAGGCGTTCTAATAGGTACATCTACTTTAGATGGAGACAGGATAGATGGCACAAAGAAAACACCTTACCTAGGCGATGGCAAGATGCACGGAAGAATGGGTTACAACATAGATGGTAATTGGGTCTTTGATATGCCACTAGGAGGTAGAATGGGTTTAAACACTGAGACAGCAAACACAAACCCAACATTCAAGGTTGACAAGAAAAGCGGGGTCATAAACTTCAGTTCTCACATGGCAGATCAAACCATTGTTATAGAATATGTTTCTGATGGAATGGAAAATGGAGATGATTCCAAAGTAAATGTCAATAAACTTTTTGAAGAATTTATATATGCTTACATAAGATATTCAATACTTAGCAGTAAGTTTGGAATTCAGGAATACATAGTAAACAGGGCTAGAAAAGAAAAATCAGCACTATTAAGAAATGCTAAGCTCAGATTAAGCAATATTCACCCAGGTAGACTACTTATGAATTTAAGAGGTCAAAATAAATGGATAAAATAGAATGAATATAAATAACAACTTTATTGGGTCCAGAATGAACAAGAGTCTGGACGAAAGACTTATACCTCAGGGTGATTATATAGACGCATTAAACATTAGAATATCTTCCGATGAAGACGGGGAGTCTGGTTCTCTTGAGAATGCGAAAGGTAACGAATTAGTTACCTCTTTGACTTATAACTCATCACCACTTGTTGATGCGACGTGTATTGGGGCTTTTGAAGACGGTGAGCAGGAAACTATCTACTGGTTTGTAACTAGCCCTACGGTGGATATGATAGTATCATATAACTTCAACAATTCAACATTAATATACCACATTATCAGTACGGATGTTTTAAACTTTTCTACTGACTTCAGGATTGAATCTATAAACCTTATAGATGATTTGTTATTTTTCACAGACAACCTAAACCCCCCAAGAAAGATAAATACTAAGAGGTCTTATCCAAGACCTATAACAGGGCAGGATCAAATAACTGAGGATGATATATCTGTTATTGTTAAGCCACCCATTGAAGCCCCTGGAGTTGGGTTAGTAGAAACAGCTTCAACTCAGAATTATATTGAGGATAAGTTTGCTAGGTTCTCCTATAGATATAAATACAAGGATGGGGAATACTCTGCTTTGTCTGAATTTTCTGACATTGCTTTTTTACCAGGTGTTTTTAAGTTAGATTTTGGTAACTATGATATGACTGGAATGCGGAACAGGTTTAACTCTGCTAACGTTTCATTTAACACAGGATCAAAGCATGTAATTGGAATTGATGTTTGTTTTAAGTTATCAAATTCTAACGTAGTCCATATAATTGAAAAGTTTGATAAAGCAGAAGAGGGATGGGGTAACAATGAAATTAAGAGCGTACAATTTAGTAATCAAAAAATATTCACAACACTGCCAGAATCTGAGCTTTTAAGATTGTTTGATAATGTACCCAAGTTAGCTAAGGAGCAAACATTAATGGGTAATAGAATTATGTATGGAAACTACACTGATGGATACGACATAGACACTAATGTTGATTACAGTCTAAGTCTTGTTTCTGAGCTTATAGGTGATTCTGAACTTGAAACAACACACTTTTACGATCCAGCATCTAATGAAACAGGTTTTACGGTAGATTTTGATGGCGTAGAACTGGTACAGGGGCTTACTATTTTTATAGATTTGAATATTCTTCACGTTAAGTTTGTAGGAGATCCAAATTACCCCATGACCCCACAGAATGACATACAACAGTCTTGGTCATTCCAGCTCCCAAGAGATTATACTTCCGTTCAGGATTTAGTAACTAGTACCGAGTGGAATGAGGCCATAGAATTAACAGACTTATGGACCAACACTGCTGACGGGGACAGCATGACTGACGTGTGGTTTACTGCTATAACAGCAGCTAATGGGTGGGATAAGGTAGATGGCACTCGTGGTAGTGGCCCATACTCGGTTAACCAAGAAATAGAGACTACTTACTCAGGCACTATAATTACATTCGATATACCAGGGGTTAGGTATGAATCAGGCCCTGGTGTAACACCTTATGCTAGTGAGTTTTTTGAAAATTCAGTTACAATTGCAGGTTATATTGATGACACTACATCAAAAAGTTTACACAGCAATAGAGATTATGAGGTAGCTATAGAGTATCTAGATGAGTATGAGAGAGCCTCTACGGCACTTGTTAGTACAGCGAACAGTATATACGTGGGATCTGAACTATCTACTTTTCAGAATAAAATAAGGGTAACCCTAAACAGTCTTGCTCCAAGCTGGGCTAGTAGGTATAGGTTTGTTTTAAAGCCCAGTAAGGGTGACTATGAGACTATATACTCTAGGTTCTACTATCAAAGTATAAACGATGGCGGTGCTTGGTGGATTAGGCTTGAAGGAGATAACCAAACAAAGGCCAAGGTTGGGGATACATTAATAGTTAAGTCTGACTCAAGTGGACCTGCCCCAAGATATATTGAGACTAAAGTACTAGATCTACAGGCCTTACCTTATAATGATGCGGAGAGAATAGAGGGAAATCATCCGGCTGGGTTATATATGAAATTAAGGGCTACTAATTTCTCAATCTCTAGCGACCCTGAAAATGAAAGAATATCTAGAACAGCTGATACTCGTCGTTCAAATTCAAACGCTGTATTGTGGATGTCTGAACTAGTAGACCCAGATGTACCTGGTGTTTACCAGCAAATAGCTGTACCTGCTGGAGCTAAAGTGTCTTTTAGTTGTAACGCTTATTCGTTTGGGACTTACGGGTATGAGTATGTGTTTAACGGAGAGTTTACAGCTCAAAATGATTATGATAACATAGGTCAATTTATAAACGGAGAGAACATAACTTTTGCGCCACCAACAGTAAATAGTGGGCAGGGTAGCCCTTCTGACGGAGATGAGAACAGGTTTAAGTGGTTCTCTGCCGTGGGTGACTCC